AGAGTTAACGTAAGAAGAATGATGTTGGAGTTAAAACGACAGGTAATTTCTATCGCTGATAGATTGCTTTTCGAGCAGAACAATCAAGCAACGAGAGACAGATTTATCAATCTAGTTTCACCAAGATTATCATTAATACAGGCGCAACAGGGTATTGAGTCATTCAGAGTCGTAATGGATGACACAAATAATACAGAGTTGGATAGAGAAAATAACCGATTGAATGGTAAGATTATTGTAGTCCCAACCAGAACAATTGAATTTATTTCTATCGATTTCATCATTACTAACGCCGGCGTTTCGTTTGAATAGATACTTATAGATAAACAGGAGTTAATCAAATGGCAGAAAGAATATTAAAAAGTCCAGGTGTCTCTGCAAGAGAAATCGACTTAAGTCAACCAGGAACAGTAACCATCCAAGGAACGCCTGCTGTGATCATCGGCACGGCTGAAAAAGGTCCGGCATTTGTTCCAGTATCGTTCGCAACGTTGAATGATTTTACGGCAAAATTTGGTCCAAGTGATGGAAAAAAGTTTGGTCCGATCGCTGTTGCTGAATGGATAAGAAACGCTAGGTCTGGCGCCTACGTAAGAACTCTCGGTATTGGGAATGGTGAAAAAGCTTTGTCTTCTGGTAGGGTAGCCAATGCTGGTTTCATTGTGGGCGACAGACAAGTTCAAGATTCAGGAACTGTAGGCCACAATTCAAAAGCTGGAGCCGGTGGACCTTTGGGACGCACATTCTTCTTAGCTAATATTATGTCAGAATCCTTAGGGTCGACATATTTCCAAGATGCAGGTATCGTCCATCCAATGTCTGCTTCTATTCTTAGAGGCGTCATGATGTTTCCATCCGGTGTTCTTCCCGGACTATCTGGCTCTGGACATTCTAATCCAACGACGGGATCTTCCGTTGCGCAGGGTTCTTTCGGTTCTGGTTTAGATGCTGGTGGCCGATACGGTTCAATGGACTTAGGCGCAAATGGTGGAGAAACGTTTGCACTTTATCTTAATGGATATACGGGAGCTTATTCACAGGTTATTTCTGCTTCCATGGATCCAAAGTCTAGCAATTACTTTGCCAAGGTATTCAACACAGATCCAGCGTCTATTGAAACAAAAGGACATCTTCTTTATTCACATTTCGACATAGATTCTGCATTGGCAGTAACAGCACCATCTCATGGATTGGTCGGTGCTGGCACTGTTGGAAGTCACAGAACCCGTGTTATTCTTACATCCGGTTCTGGTGGAAGAAATGACTATGCTGGTAGCGGTACATACGTTCCAAATTATGAAGGATTCGAGTATAGATTTACGCATGCTAAGACTCCTTTCATAATTTCTCAAACTCTAGGCAACACGGAAAAGAACTTATTTAGATTCCATGCTCTTGACGCTGGTGTTTACGGTAACAATAAAGTTAAGATTTCGATCGCAAACATACAAAAAAGCAGAGATGTTAATAACAAATATGGTACGTTCGATGTCTTGGTAAGAAGATTTAATGATTACGATACGAACCCAGTGATTCTAGAAAAGTTTATTGGGTGTGATCTTAATCCAAACAGCCCAAGGTTTATTGCTAGAATTATCGGTGATCAAAATGTATTCTACGATTTTGAGAAAGCTGTTGCTAATCAAAAGCTGGTTGTAGAAGGATCTTATGCTAACCAATCCTCTTATATCCGAGTAGAAGTTGCTGCAGCGGTTGACGCTGGCACAATGCAACCTGAGGCTTTACCTGTTGGTTTCCGTGGTCTCTTCCACCTGGTAACTTCCGGATCTGCAATGTTAGAAGGACATGGCGCTGATAGTGATCATCTGCAAGACGGTTCTGCTGCGTTCGAACACAAGTTCTTGGAAATCGAACAAGCTCCACTTCTGTACAGAAAGTCAATCGCTAGCGGTACAGGAAATAGAGCTCGAGTCGTTTCTGATCTCTTCTGGGGTATTCAAAACACCAAGGTTAACGACATCGATATACCTAACGACGGTACAGCTGTTAACTCTATTCCGGAAAACTGGACAAAGTATCATCCAGGATATGAAGGAAACAATCCAGCTTGGGTTGGAGCTAACGAAGGAACTGCTGATACTGGTGGAACGACGCTTGACGCTGACAGATTCCAAAATGGTAAATTTACTTTGGAAAGAGTCTTGATTAAGACTAAGTCTGCCGAAGATGAAGTCGATCCTACACAATGGTCGAATGCTTCCTACATCAGAACAGGCGTTAATCCTGGAACTTCCGGATACCGTTTTCTAAACGTTGATAAAGACTTTGCTCAACAGGCTTCTAGAAGATACTACAAATTCACGACTGTTATGCAAGGTGGTTTTGATGGATCCAATATTTTCGATACAGATAAATCTGAAATGTTGAACGCTGCAGCGGTTAGAGAAATCTCTGATTCTGCTGTTCAGGGCGGAGTTGCAGGACCTACTGTTGCTGCCTTTAGAAAAGCTTTGGATGTTATTGCAGAGAAAAGCTCAATCGACATTCAACTACTTGCACTTCCTGGTCTTCGTGAGCCCGCAATCACCGATTACGCTATTGATAAGACAGAGGAAAGGTTCGATGCACTTTATGTAATGGACATTGAAGAATGTGACTATACGGGTACTTCTGGTATTGTTACCGGATCCGTACAAGAAATCAGTGTAACCAACACCGCCGCTAAGCTCCAAGCTAGAGGGTTGGACACTAGTTTTGCAGCAGCATACTTCCCAGATTGTTTGGTCAGAGATCCAGCGTCTGGTGCTAACGTGAGATGTCCTCCATCTGTAGCTGTTCTTGGTGCCATGGCTCTAAACGATTCCGTTGCGCATCCTTGGTTTGCTCCTGCCGGATTTACTCGCGGTGCATTGGCTACAACCGAACAAGCACAAGTTAAGCTTAACAGAGCAAATATGGATACCTTGTATGAGGTTGACATTAATCCTATCACTTCTTTCCCAACCTCTAACGGCGTGGTTGTGTTTGGTCAAAAGACACTTCAACAAGCACAGTCTGCACTTGACAGAGTTAACGTAAGAAGATTGCTGATCGACATTCGTAGAAAGGTTAGAAATGTTGCTAACACAATCATCTTTGAACCTAACCGCGAATCGACATTAGCACGATTCTCTGCTGCAGTTCAGCCAATCTTGGCCAGAATTCAGGCTCAACAGGGACTCGATCGTTTTAAGGTCGTTATCGATTCTAGTACAACAACACAACTTGATATTGAAAACAACACGGTAAGAGGAAAAATCTTCCTTCAGCCAACCCGTTCTGTAGAGTTTATCTCACTTGACTTCGTTGTTACAAATCAAGGTGCAGAAATTTAATCACAAAATTTTGTCAACTACATAATTAATGGTATAACAGGAGAATAGAAATGCCAGAAACATTAGACGTCGTCGATTTGCTCCCGAATAAGTTCGAGCCAAAAAGACAGAATAGGTGGGTTTTAGCTATTGAGGGTATCGATGCATTCCTAGTTAAATCCGCTAAAAGACCATCGATTTCGTTCAACGAAACAACAATCGAATTCATTAACTCAAAAAGATACTTGGCTGGTAAGGCTGACTTAGGTACTCTTGATGTAACAATCTATGATCCTATTGCTCCTTCCGGTGCGCAACAAGTAATGGAATGGATTCGTACTCATTATGAGTCTGTTTCTGGACGATCTGGTTATGCAGATTTCTATAAGCGCGACATTCAACTCAAGCTCTTAGATCCAGTTGGAACGGTTGTAGAATTCTGGGATGTTAAAGGTGCTTTCCTTACTTCTGCCGACTTCGGCGGTTTGGATTACGGTACTGATGATCCTACAGAAATTTCTTTGTCAATGCGCTTTGACAATTGCGTACTGCAATACTAAAAAATAATCAAAAATTATTTTACAAATAGGCTTACAACTCTAAATTAATCAAGCTATCTAGATAAATTTAATTTGGAGTTGTAATGTCTAGCGAAAGAAGTAATAACGATATTTTTAGTGGTTCTCCTGGTGAACGCGCAAAAATGACTGGCATGCCTGTCAGGAACACAATGAAGGACGACTTCGGTTTGGACATTCCAACTGAACTCGTCCCTCTTCCGTCTTTGGGTAAGGTATATCCTGAAGGAAGTTCTTTGCACGGTAAGCAGGTCATTGAAATTAGACCAATGACGGCAAGAGAGGAAGATATTCTTACCTCGCGTGCCTTGATTAAAAAAGGAACTGTTATCACAGAGCTGATCAGATCCTGCCTAATCGATAAATCAATCGATCCGGATTCACTCATATCAGGTGACAGAAACGCAGTTATGACGTCTCTTCGGATTACTGGTTATGGTTCTGACTACGCAACTGAAGTAGACTGCCCAGAATGTGGAGAAAGATCTAAGCAAAACTTTGATCTTACCCAGCTTCCTATCAAAAACTTGGACGAAGATCCTGTGAATACAGGCGAGAATGTCTTTGAATTCGTTCTTCCGTATACAAAGAAAAAAGTTAAGTTTAAGTTTCTTGATGGCAATGACGAAGCGCAAATCAATAAACTTCAGGACCGATCAAAGAAGTCAGGAGCAAAGAACTCTAATCTGATTACTTTAAGATATAGATTCCAAATCCTCGCTGTTGATACTATCACCGACAAAACAAAGATTCAGATGTTCACAAGAAATATGCCTGCAAGAGATTCTCGAGCACTGCGAGCATATATTGATTCCATTGAACCAGGTATCGAAATGAAAAGCTGGATGGAATGTCCCATGTGCGGAGAAGAGTCGGAGGTGAAGATGCCATTAGGAGCATCGTTTTTTTGGCCTGACGCCGAATGATAAGGAGTATATCCTTGAGTCGGTTTTCGGACTGATGTATTATATGGGTTTTAGCTACATAGAGGCTTACAACATACCGGTTTGGCAAAGACGTTGGTTTATCCAAAGACTTAATAAGGAATTTGCTAAAGCGGCAGAAGCAAACCAACCAGCAAAGTCTAAGGCAGCCCATACCAACACACCAGAGGCTAGATCCCTAATGGGTAATCATAGAGCCACAGTTCCAGCTAAACTCAGAAGATTCACCTAGATTATGCCGCTATACGCGGCATTCTTTTTTTGAATTTTTGGTATTGGCATAATTAATGTAATAGGAGGAATGTTTTATGGAACCAAAGAAAATTATAAGCATAGTTGAATTCATAAAGGGCAATTCCAAATCAAATTTGGTTGTAGAAAATAAGCGTCACGCTAAGCCTTTGGCTAGAGTACTTTTTGAGTCAAAGGTACTGTATGATCTACTTCATAGTGATGCCACCTTGGATGAAGTCACCAAACAGATCTCTATAAAGAATGAAGCAGCCAGAGAATATGAGGCAGCGACTGGAATTAAGTGGCCCTTTTAGGATAAAAAACTATGGCAAATGAAGATCTAGGCCAACAACTAGCGTTTCTAACGCAGATGAAGGACATGCTCGAGCAGATCCCAGCTTTGTTTGAAAAGATGGGTGGGGCTATCGGGAAGCAGACTAATTCTCTTCGGGAATTAGCAGGCAGCATGGACGAGGCAACTGATCCTTCAAAAGTCAAGGACATGAACGGTGCTCTAGAGGAATTAGCCGGCAGATCTGATAAAGCTA